CAACATCTTCGATAAACTCTTTGATACTGACTTCTGCTTCGCCTGCTTTAGTATTCTTTAACATATTGTTAAGGCTTTGCCAAGTGCATATCGTATGCTGCTTGTTATATTCTTTCCTATCTCCAAAATACACACCAACATCTAAGCCTAGATTGATATAGTCTGCTTCAGTTTGCACTACAAGGCTTTTATTTGGAACGATCACTATGCTGCGTCCATAATGCTCAATGCTCTTTGATAGAGCCGCTGTCATTATAGTCTTACCTGCACCTGTGGCTACCTCTTGTATGCACTGCGGATTGGCTAAAAAGTTATTGATGATTTCTACTTGATAGTCACGCAATGTTATAGGCTCTCCTGCTTGCGTATGCCCTTTAGGCCATACCTTGTCATCAAACGAATTTACGGACACTTGAGCAAAACTAAAAGTAGTATGATACTCGCGCAAGTCTACTAAATCGATATCATAATCATATTCTTCTAGCACACTTACTACATCAGGAATCAAATTGATGTAAGTGCTACCTGCGAGGCTGCAATAACTGACCTTACCGTTCCATCTGCCGAGGCGCACTGCCGGAAGATACCTTGCGCCAGGAACCTCATGTTCAAACTTGCGCACCAATGCCCTGCGGCAATCTAGATCAAGGCCCTCGACTTTGCAATTCACTTCATCTTTAATTATTATCTTTGCTTGTCTCATCTGACCTCCACGGGTCTTGAGTTTACTATTTGAATAAGTTTACTGATCTTTCTAGGATCTATTCCAAACGCAAGATTGCGTTCTGGGCTTGCTATGCGTTTAATCAATACTGTATCATCTGTTGCATTTACAGCAGTTATAATATTAATAGAATGCCTAATCAAATGATCTTTGATAGCCTTATCTATCAAATTAAGATGGCTATAGTTCTGTATAGTTGGCAAAATCGCATTCTTAATATTTAATTTCCCCAGATAGTCATCGCTCAAGAATTCGTCTATATCTAATTTTGTTATGTACTGGCTAGCAAAAACTTTAATAGGATCATCTTTGATGATTTCTTTATCTATAGATATGCCGTGTCTAGTCAACCTGTGTAATGTCGATGGATCATCGTTTAATTCGATGTCCTTGATTGCATGATATAGATTTTGATTTATATTGTTGATATAGTATTTACCCTCTCTAACGGTTAGAATGGGTACATTGGTACAGTCTTTTTCTTCAATTAGGTCACCTATCAATTTTTTGATATCAGCACTGATGTCCAATCGTTTGAAGAAATGCTTACAAGAATCATAGGCCAATCTCAGGCTATGTGTATAAAACTTGCTACGGTATATGCGCTCTTCCTTATTCCATATAAATGTATTATCCCTATGATCCCTGAATGTGCGCACGAAATTTGTATTGAAAGGAGTGCGCAAACAAATCTCATCGTTTTGTAGATAAAGTTTGGGTGTGAGATATTCGTTGCTACTATCAACGATAGGCACATCCCAAGTTAAATCATTTAATTTTTCTATATCGTGACCTAGTTTACGCAACTGCCTCTGATACTTTAATATCAATTTGTCGAAAAGTTTATTTTGATTTGAAGTGACCTGTTTTTTATCTTTGATGATATAGGTAAGATTATTAAAAAATCCATAATCTTTTTTACTTAGATGGACATGCCCTTTCATCATGTAATATAACAGGTGTTCTCTTTTCTGCATCATAATATTATAATATACTCTATGTAATTTTACAAATAAAAAGGAGAGAGGACCTTTCGGTCCTCTCTAGAAGCAAATCCTAGAGTGAGTTAGGTTCGCTTCATAACTGTATTTTCAGCAAGATTGCGCCAGTTATTCGGGCTGATCTTGACAAGATCCGCGATCTTTAGAGCCATACGCATACTCAACTCGCGCAACTTAGCCTTCTTGTCCCACATGAACTGTAACACTTGCTCACCTTCATCACTTTCGAAAAAGTAATCTCGGAACAGACCACCATCGGTGTCATTGTGAACCTGTTTGATACGCAACATCTTGTCACGCTCAGTATCAATAGTCAGATCCAAAAAGTGACAACGGCTCTGAAGTGCCTCGAGATGATCCTGCAATTTCTTGCTTCTAAGATGATCGAACTTGATGTTAGTGATAAAGATAGCCGAACCGTTGAAGTCGAAAGCATCAGGTATGCCTTCACGGCGCAACATGCTAGAATCACTATTCCAGTAAATTCGACGGCGCTTGCCGCTGTCTAGCGCAGCCTTGAGAATATTCAAAGCCAGATCATCCATCAACACGCTATCGCAATCGTCAAACACCAGTACGTGATTCTTGTCACTATGCTTAAACAATGTAGCATACAGACCCAATGCCGTCATAGCACCCTTGACGATCTCAAACTTAAGGGGCTTGCCTGCGATCTTGTCAAACATAGCAGCCTTCTCTAATTGCTGCTCGACACCAAAACTCTTGCCGACGCCCGGGGGACCGCTAACGATCATAGCGCGAATACCGCCCTTAGTAGTAGCAGCCGACATCTCATCAAGAATCGCAAATCGGGTACGAATGCGTTCGATAGCCTGTTCATCGGTCTCGACCTGCATATCGACTACTGGAGTCGCAACTGCCTGAGCAGGCTCGCCGCCTACAAACTCAAAATCGCTCATTGAGTCTACCTTAACCTTTACAGTATCGATAGCGATATCAAACTGACCCTCGTTACGAACTGTAACATAGTTGCCCTTCTTACCTGACTGGAAGCCCTTCACCAATTTGAATTCGGTGTTGACAACACTAGTGCCGCGATAAGACCCATTAAGGATACGCACAACTGACATAAATCTCACTCCGTCAATTAACTAAACAATATAACTATTATAGTGCCTTGCTGGACTAATGTCAAGCCTCAGCATCGACTTTATTCTGTAGTTCCATGAAAACCGCTTCACGAACCGCAGTATCGCTTGCTTCTTCAAAGCCGTCTAGGCAAGCCACATCATAAAGCATATCTACGACAGTTCTCCAATCAAGGTCTGCCCTCTTAGCAGTCTCGACCATTCCCCAGACTAGGGCATTGCCCTCATCTGTGAACATACCAAAATACTTAATTTTCATAGTTTTCGTCCGTTCGTTCATCATGTATGTATTATGCGCCCAATCTGTCCCAGAGTCAAGCCTTTTTCGCCACTTTTTTCACTTTTTTCCGTTGAAAAAAGGCGTTATAAATCAACAACTTACAACGCCTTAATGTTGTTAAAAAACAACAACTTACACAGGTTCTAAAAATCTAGTCGGATCTGCACAAATATCTACAATATTGAACATATGATTCCCTGTAAAAGGACCGTATGGCATATGGTCAGACTTTACCCGATATATCGGGCAAGGGGCAGTCCTCATTTTACTCTCGAACCAATTTTTTAAATCGGTATATGTAATACCACTTTTAGGATCAACCCATTCCCATGTCCAACGACCTACATTTATACTGGTATGAGCCTGCAAAGACTTACGACTATCTTCTAAATCCTCCATAAAGTCTGTAGGTCCATAATATAGATCACCAAATTGCTGTGCGCAGCCTGTATGACCTATATATGCCTTGATTCGTTTTTCTTCATGGGTAGTTCTACCCCAACCATCAAGATGTACAAACTCATCTGAGCCAAAGAACAACGGCACCTTATGTACAGTTTTGATTAGGTATATACCCGTTGTAAATTTGTCCAGTAGAGTAGTCATTACTTATACCGTTCTAAAATATAGTTTTCTAAAAAATCATAGATATCAGGCTTTGCTAAGATACCAGTCTCGGCAATTTCAAGCACTTGATGAGTACCACCATTACGCACATAAGCACGACATACAATGCCTGCTGGGACACTAAAGGGCGGGCTAGGAACATCTGCTAATGAACCGTGCTTGCTTTTATAATGACTGTCCCATGCCTTACCTGTCTGGGTCGAAAGATTCTTCATAGACCAAAACCCTTTATTTAAGGTACCCATGATTTCATCCATGAATTCACGGAAGCCTGGATCATTACGGTTTTTATAAACCTTAGTCTCAATGAATTCTTTATAGAAACTTTCAAAGAAACCATATTCAGTATTATGTATTGGTTCTTCTGGAAAATACAGATCATGTTCGGCAGTAATATGATCTAACACTTTTTCAGACCGCGTTATTACCGCGGCGATGTGAGTTGTAGATCCGGCTAAACCATCATTGTCTTTATCGCCCTTCTTTGTAAGGGTACAATTATTTTTTTCTATAGCCTTAACTTTAATATGGTTGGCCCATGCTTCGGGATCGTCTTCTTCGGTTTTGCCGTCAATACGGATCTTATATAGATCGTTACGAATCATAGTGTAATCATCAACATTGCGACGGCCCTTACCATTTACAAAAGTAAACAAGTCGCGGGCAAAACTACGATCAGAAGTTTCAACAAACCACACCGGAACCATAATTTCTTCGCCGGTCATATCAGCCCAAATCTGAGCCGCATACAAAACCATTTGAGCAGTTGTGTTATGCTGTCCATCACACGCATGATACTTTTCTATGCCCGGATCCTTAACAGCGAATACCGGGCTGATGCGCCAAGGATGAAAGTTGTCTAAAATTTCAAGCAAATGTTCAATAATGATATCTCGTTGAATATCAAGATCAATTACAACTAGGCTGATAGGTACCCATTTAAAATTGGGGCGATCAGACATTTTGAGTTTGCCCGCAAACTTCTTTTGAATCTTGCGTACAAGAGGTGCGAATCGCGGGTCCTTTTCGAGTTCCTTCACACGATCAGCAAATGAAATTTCATTGTGTACACCCTTGACACGCTTCATCTCATTTTTGGGATAAAGAATATTAGGGTCTCTTGATTTATGTTGCCAAATAAACTGAAACGCTTTATTAACAACTTTCTTTATAACACGCTTTACATTTCGATTAGTCACAATTTTACCTCTTAACTTAGCCATTACTGAAAATCTCCTCTAGATCCTCGTCACTATAAAAATAACCCTGGCCCGGCTCATGCTTGTTAGGCCCTAATTGGTCGAACGATTCGCCGTTATAGTATTTTGAGATAACCACCTTAAAATCACTATCTAGAAAATCTACTAACTCAACTCCGCCTACACGCCCATAGCCATCATAGGAGCCGCTAATGCGATCACCGTTCTTGAATAATACTACAACTCGGCTACTAAATGCATATGGTCCATTGCCAACTGCATAGATGTTCATCACAGGCTTCTGTGATTTGGCACATTGATAACTAAAGAATCCCATTTTATGCTTCAATCAAACTATAGATCCAAAGGCTTGAAATAAACATAGCAGCCAACACAAGCCTGCCTATGGCAGTAGCAAGAATAAATTCTAAAAATTTAGACATATCAACCCCAATCCTTCTTGTCGCCGTTACGCTCGTTGTCATCATAACCACGATTATACTCGGCAATCTGTTCCGTAGTCAACTCCGTGACTTCAGCACTAGTATATGTAGCACCTACAAAATAATGCGGGCGACGGGGACGGCCATAATAACTGTCTGCGCTACCACGATCATAAAGACCACCATGACGCTGTTCCATATCACTCTCCTAAGAGTATTAATAATATGTCTAGTGTAACGGATTGTGGGTGTAATGTCAAGCCTATAAAATATTGTTTAAAAACAACAACTTACGATGCCGTCGTTTATAAATATTGCTATGAATTTAAGGCCTGTAGAAATAAATTTGATATCAATGAAGTAAATTCTTGCCTTCATACATTTTTGTAATCTGGCTAGCGATTTGACTAAGTTCGATAGCCCTTTCAGCAACTTCAGTTTCAGTATTACTATACCATTCATCAAACTGGTTCTGTGCTACGCTAGCCCAAAGGTCCATTAGCAACATATAGTCATCTTTGCCAAATTCATCATATAGTTTAGATTCTACTGGGCCTAAATTTGCAATCAATTCAGGAAGCGTGTTAAATTTTTGTATCATCATTTATTCATCCTATCAATATATTTAGTAATCGCGCCCGTAATTATAGTTGTCAAGATTGTAAATTGTATCGCGGAAAGATGATATGCCATCACATATTGTATATGGTTCATCATTTATTTTAAGTTTTATGAATGTAGAATTATAAACATATACATCAACATTTAAACCGCTATAACAAAATCTAATGCAGATAAAGGGGCAATAGCCATGTTGCCGGTATGTCTGCACATTTGAAAATAACTTTGATTTTTTGTTATGAAGGAAGGCCAATATCATTGATACTGTTCTTTCGTTCATTGTAGTGACCATTTCTCTAATTTATAATACTCTTTATGGTCTTTGCTCATTTCATAGTATCTTCCCTTGACATTGATATTTGTATTATTATTGATATAATTGTCTAACAATGGAAGTAACGGATTATTGATATCTATAGTAAACATCACTTTATTTAGTGACTGGTCTTCGAACCAATACTCTATATGATTTATAAACTTGCGTATATTCTCAATCCTCTTTATAAAATTCAACCTGCGGAATAAATTACTAGTCATATCTATTTGTCTAGTGTTTTTAAAATAACTAGTCTTAAATATACTATCAATAGATTTATCATAGTCATAAAAATATGGAAGCCTGTAAACAAGACCATACATGCTCTCAAGAACTTTATTCCCATCGCTATTTAAAAATTTATGTAAATCTTTGCGAAAGTCAGTAAATTCATGGCCCTTCAACATCAATACTACCAGTTTATCATTATAGTATTTGCGGATATTTTCAGATTTTTTCCTATCTAGATCAGTGATTAATGTTATATCAAAGGTATCCAAGCAGCGAGTAAATCTAGCTTTTATAGGGCTATTTACTGTCAATCGTTGTATGCAACAACTGATTGTCAATATGTCTTCACCAAAAAACTTTAGGACATCTTTTTTCTTTGTTTCATGTAACTGAAGCAAAATTTCGTCCAAAGTTTTCGTTGAGATTTTATGTACCGATGCTACTGAACTAGTTCCCATTTTTAACTCACTGTAACGTCTTCCATGCCGGCTGTGCGTAGCCGCACGATGTGACCCAATTGCCATTGCTTGCTATCAAGACCTTTCATGATACCAAGCCATTTGTTTCTTAGTAATGCTACTTCGTTAATCAATACTTCAAAATCTATAACTTCATCTTCGCCGTCGGTATACTTCTCAGCATCACGGCTTGTCAAGGCTCTATTATACCCTTCTAAATACTTTTGAAAATACTTTCTGCGTAGTTTGCGCAGTTGGATATTAAGATAGTTTAACACAGCCTCAATCTCTTGTAATTGATTAAAACGTTGTTCTGTTATACCGGGTAGATTAGAGATGTTTTTCTCTACTTTTCCGCCTACCCGGCAATCCCATTTTGCTTGTTCTAACTCTGCTTCAAAATGACCTATGAAGTCAGGGATAGCAGACAGATCCGATGTTATCTTGGTATACCAATTCATCTATCACCATTCATCGTCTTCGCTGTCTTCATCCTCTTCGTATTCGTCTTCTTCATATTCTTCTTCGAATTGACTATTGTAGTCACGCAGCGCCTGCATCACTTGTGTGTCTCTACGAAATGCTTCTTTAATTTCTGCAGGCTCAAAATCATTTTCAATCAATATATTCACTAGTGCTTCGGCAGCATCCGGATGATTAGATCCGTCAATCTCAAACTTCAAAGCGCGCCAAACCTCAGCAACGATATTAATACTCATTGTCTTTATTCCTCCACGACAGAATTCGTATTACTTATCTTTGGCTGTTTATTTTGATATTCATACATTACTTTGTCGAGGCATCCGTCTTCATTACTTTCCCAGCCTTTACGGAAGAACTTTATGATCTCGCCGTCATTGGTCGTGTATGATAAACGATTGCCTTCTTTAGTCAATAGATTGGCTTTCTCAAATAAATCAAGCAAGCCGCTATATGGATTCATGCCAGTCTCATAAGGAATCTTAACTTGAACGCTTTCAAATGGCTTTGCGTATCGTGTTTTCATGACCTTACAAGCACTGCGAATACCACGCACTTCGGTAATCTTGTTACCTTCATCATCTTCTTTGAGTTTAAGTTTCTTCATAGCGACAACGATACTTGACGCATAGATGAAGCCTTGACCACCGCTGATCTTGTCATCTGGGTCGAACATATCTTGTGATGCATATGTATGATTTGTGGCTACAAGTCCAACATTATGACTACCAAACATGTTCACACAGTTACGAACAAGAGCAGTCAATGCTTTGGGCTTGCGACCCATGTCACCCTTCATATCGCCTGCTTCAAACTGATTGACATCAGTTGGAGTCAACAACATACCAAGGCTATCAACTATGAACAATACCTTGGGCTTATCCTCTGCTGGCAATGTCTTATAGTTCTTCATAAACTCGCTAATAGTTTTAGCAACATCGTCAATCATTGCCATATTGAGTTTCAATAACTTATCTTCACTAGTATCAACATCAAGCGCCTTTAGCCAAGTTTCATCTAATGCATTTTCTGTATCAACTAATACAACGAAAATGCCCTGCTGTTGAGCATGTCTTACAAGGTTACCTGAGCAAATATAACTCTTGCCTGAACCGGGTTCGCCTGCGAATACAGTTACCTTACCTAGTGGAACTCCTTTGTTAAAATCTCCGCTAATAAGATAATTGAGAGCGTGGTTACCAGTACTGATCCAATCAGTAGGATCATTGAAACCAATGCTAAGACCTTCAATACTTTTGGTAATATCTTTTCTAAATTTACTAACATCAAATGGTTTGGCCACAAGCCCTCCTTATTTAAAAATATTCTTTCGTAATAGTCTATCATTAAATGCTATTTTGTCAAGTATATCAGGACAACTATCCGCGATACGATCAAGTTCATAATCATTTGGATAGTGTCGTAATGCACCACGGGCACGATCACGGACAATAGACGGTACACGTGGGGTCTTGCCCGGATCACAAAGTTCTTCTAATAACTTTTTACCCTGCTTTAATGCGCGATATCTTTCGTCTGGTAGTGTCATGGTAGTTCTCCTAAAAAGATAGAGTGGGGAGGACTAGCCTCCCCAATCTAAATCAAGCCTTCTGTTGACGGCTACGGATCATCGCTAAAATGTCCTGAGCCTTGTCGCTGGAAGTACTCTTAGGAACTACAACTGGTTCACTTGCCTTTGCAGGAGCCTCATCTTGAATTTCGGATGTGTCACTATGACTTTCTGCTAATACCTTTTTACCTATAGTCAATGTAGAAGTCTGAGTGACATGTGGAGCGCTAGATGCACCCGCCGGAGCCTCAAGACCATATGGACGATAATATGCGCCGAACCTGTCAGCATCATATGGCTTACCATCTACTGAAGCCTCGAACATTTCCTTGATTATACGGAGCTCGCTTTCGCTTGGCTTCTTGGGCAAGAAGTCAGTTAGATTAAAGAGACCATGAGCCTCGATTGCAGCCTGCTCTGCTTCAGTTAGTGGGCTTTCACGACGGGCCCAGTTTGAAGTAGAATAGTCAGCATAACCACCCTTGCTAGTCTTTTTAACATTGAAGTCAGTACCACTCAAGAAATCAGTTGGGATGTTTTCCATATCTGGATCCATCAAACTTGACTTGATGATAGTATAAATCTGTGGGCTGATGACGAATCTGCGAATAGGATTCGCTGGAGTCACATCGTTACCGATTGGATTCTGTCGAACAAAGCCTTGAAACAGATAACTACGCTTCTTCCAATACTTGTTAGCCATCTCTTTGAGCGTATCATCTTTGTACCAAGGACGAACTTCAGCAAGCACGGGACAATTATCACCATACATCTCTACGCATGGAACTTGTACAACCACTTGCTTCATATTTGGATCACCCTTGACACCATTGAATGGAAGTTTGATGATCTGACGTTCTACCCAGAAAAATGTATTTTTTGAATCCTCATCTGGCAGGAAACGAATGGTAGCAGTCGTACCTTCTTCCATATTCCAGTGTGGATAAATTGCGTTATCTGATTGGGTGCGTTGACCCTGATTTGTTTTTTTGCTTTCTTGCGCCGCTAGACGGGCGCGGATATCTGCTAGATTTGCCATAGTATAATCTCCTTTAAAAATGCCTATGTTGAGCCTAAATGTGTTTAATGTTTTGTTGTCGGAGACAACTAACATATGATAACATTATATACTAATGTCATCCTATGTCAATATTACTTATGCCCTGATGTTGAGCAAAATATATTATTTTATTGTGTATTGGGTAAATTAGAATAGACCAGCCAAACGTTTCATATTGTCCAATTCATGATTTTCATTTGCGCCAACTAATTTACCAACAGCGCCTTTGGGTCCAACCTTTTCAGTTGGTCCTAATTGACCCGCTGCTTTTTGATCAGCATCTAAACCTTCATCTACTTCGGCACCTGCTCGTTTCAAACCACGATCACGCTTGGCGTTGACTGACTTGAAGAATTCTGCTTCGTCTTCCCACTCAGCACGACCAGGAGCCTGATCTGTGGCTGCTCTGTGTAATGCCTGATTCATGCCCTTTGTATTGAATTCTTTATCTTGTTTTGCTGCGGCAGCATAAGCCTTTTTTGTTTCTGGGCTTAATTCGTTCAAAGTCTCGTCTATGTCATCGTTCGTTATCTTTAAGCGATCCATGACGATCTGTGCTATTTCATCTGTGTCTAATTTATGTGGACTGTCCATCATGGTTTGATATTCGTCAACAGCACGATAGATATCATCGCTGTTAAGATCAGATTCACCGCCTAGGCTGTCTACAATCTGATCTGCTACTTCTTGACTAGGACTGAACCCTTCACCTAAATCAAATGCTTTTAGATTTGATTTTTCTGTATCTTGGTTATGCTTCAATGTTTCTGCACCGGGGGCTTCAGCAACATTACGCATTTTAGCAGGCATAATAGCCGATAACTTTTTAGCATCGATCTTTGCTTGCATTTTGCTAGGGTAACCCTTCATCTTTTTAAGTAAATCTTCATAATGTTTAACTGCTTTTTCATATTTTGCTATGTCAGCAGGATCACCATTAGATGATTTAAGTTTGTCAATCTCTTGCTTGAATTTTTTTATGCGATCAGACGCTAAAAATTCGCCTGACTTAAGTTTGGCTATACCAATTTCATCTAACATATCACTAGCAGGTTCTGCTAATGTTTTAGTAGTCTCATCTTCTTTCTTTTCGTATCCGTAGCCGCCTTCCTCTACATCATCCTTTATTTCAGTGATGCTTTCTGCCCATTCTTCTAATTCTTTTACTTCAGTTATTTCATTTAAATTTCTGGATAATCTTTTTAAAATTGGCATGACATTTTCTATGCGCGGATCAAGTACTTCTTGAACAAACAATTCATTTAATGTAATGTCATCATCTATTTCTTCGTTGAGCAAAGGAATATAATTTTCAAAATACTTGTTATAACCTCTATGACTAGTCATACCTTGCAAGGTCATGCGTAGGCTATTGTAATGTATCAAACCTTCGTTTACTAATTTAAGCGCTGATTCATTAAATTGACCCTTACGTGTAGCACGAACGAATCCTGCCATCTTTGTATAATCTTCTACAAGATTAGTTATGTGACGGCCCTTATCATCATAAGGAGTGCCACCTTCTGCTATATGACGCGCAAATACTCTGGCTAGTCCAGGACGATTAGTTGGCAACAAGAATCTTTCGCCGTTAGTATTTTCAACAAAAATCTTGGCTATATTACGGAAACGCTGTTCGCCTTCTTCAAGTTGGCGAGTGTGCTGAAGGATAAGTTTTACAGTTGGAATACTATCACTATAACTTCTTTGTTTTCCTAGAGCATAATATCCTTCATTAAGTTGATTTTCTTGGTTTTTCATATCTGTCCTCTTTTTCATGTCAGAAATCAATCGATCTCTGTTAGTAATTTCCCAACGCAGAGTTTGTTGCTGTGACCAGTTTTTCCAAAACTTATTAAACTTTTCAAATTCTTTAGTTCTTGTAAAATTATTATCTAGCCATACTGTAAGCGCACCGTCGACCACTGCCATCCAAACTTGGCCTTCGGCATTATCATTTTTATAGTTAAGTCTAAAAATATCCGCATCTTTGATCTGCGATTCCTTACCCATGCTGTCCAATGGATCAGGACTATAACCCTGGGCATAAAGATTATCATAAAGATTGTTGTTTAATGTTTGGTTAGTGACAGGCATAGAAGTATTTAGCGTTTTTTAACTGATTACAGCAAAGAACGGCAAAGGGGGCGTAAAATCATCATGGTCACGCATTCTGCCCTCAATATCCTGATGAAAATCTTGTAGTTGTTGTAACATTCTTACTATTAGTAATGAAGCCATAACAAGATCATCGTTTTCCCCGATCTTCGCAGAGTAACTACCTCCTGAGGCAACAAATGTCTTTAACTCAGATATAAGCGGACGGCTATATAGTGTCATCTTTTTAGACTCTAATAATGTCTTAAACTTTGCACAAGCCGTAAGTTTAACCTTATGGGTAGTATTAAAACCCCTGCGTTTTTTTCCGTATTCACTAAAAAATATACCAGGCACATTGGTCTCACCAAATTCATTTAGCGATATTAACGCTGCTTCACCTATGCTATTATTTTCTAGGCTATAATAAACATTATTAGGTTCCCCTGTGATATCAACGATATACTTGTTAATATCTGCCAATAATTTGATTTGTTGTGGAATTTCTGTCTTATTATGTTTCCATTCGCCGATCTGTGTGGTAGAGCTGGCTTCGAAAATCTGTATAGCAGCAGGATCGCTACCAGTGCCTAGGCTTGGATCGAGTCCTACTACATAGATATTGCCTTTGGACGGCTTTTTATACCAGCGCACCTGTCCCATACGGTCTATAGGTTCTGTGCCCTCTAACTGTATGAGTGTGTTAGGGTTTATAAGTGTCTCATCAGCAATTATGAACTCACAGCCGATCTCACGATTAAAACGATCATTACCAAGCTGGCTTTTCATCTGCTGGGCCCATATATCATCGCGTCCCGGTTGTTCGTTCCAGTAAGCACGATAGGCTTTAAATCCATTTATACCTACATCTGTCTTGTTACCGTATTCGTCTTCAATTTTATTAGCACCTTTCCATATCAAGGCGAATTGATCTTCATCGCTATTAGGAGTGCTAGTGATTATAGCCTTACCGCCAGTCGCTAGGGTAGGAGTTATAGAAGTCCAGAACTGTTCTGCTATGGTAGGTCTTACGAATGCGAACTCATCCAGATATAGCAATGATATACTCATACCACGACCAGTAGTTTCAGTAGTAGTTGCTGACACGATTCGGCTACCATTATCAAAAAATAAACTACCTTTATTGTATGTGGCTACGCCCGCTTTGATATGCATTGGACATGCTTCATAAGCATATCTTATACGCTGCATGATTTCTTGAGCGCCGGCATATTTATGTGCTGCAATCAATATAGTGCTGTCTGGTACAAACATCGCATACCATAATAGATAGCCAGCAGCACTTGTTGTCTTACCACTCTGTCTAGGCATTAAGGCTATGCTATATCTATAATTATGATATGTATTGATTAATCTTTCTTGATATGAATATGGATGATAGGCCATGCTGCCTTGCGTAGGATGTTGGATATAGAAAAAGTTATCCATGAAATATAGATAGCCGTGGTCAGATTGACAGCATCTAACAAAATCATCAAGCTCTTTATCAGTCCTAAAAACTGTCTTAGTATATGGATCTTTTATTAAAGTGTCAGCTGTTCCCATGCCCATCGGTTGCGCCTGCAGCCCATTTAAAAAATTTCTTAGTTTTCTCATTACGGTCAGCTAGACCGTGCGTACCACCATTGATCTTTTTAGTTAATGCTAATATAGTACTATCATTTACGCCTTGATCACAAATAGCCCATAACTTATTTCTTTCAAAGAAAAACATCGCACTCTCAAATGCGAGTTCTGTAGCAACAATATCTGGATCACTCATGACATCTGGTCTGTTGCAATACTTTGCGAATGCTGCGTAATTATCTTTGCCAGTCAATTGTAATGCTCCACGACCACGATATCTCCAACCATCACCTGACAATTCATCTCCATTGCCCATGCGACTTGCATATACACGATTAGCAATCTGTTCTGGCTTTCTTGAATAATTGTTCGCTATGCTTTCATTCAAGAAATATTTTCCAAATATCGATCTTAATCCTGACGAGCTATAATTTAGATTTTCAGTGAATGCCTTATAACCACCTGTCTCATGAGCTGTCTGTGCGAAAAAATGCGCTGCGCGAACAGGCGTTAGTTTATAATAAGACATAGCAGACTTAAATGTACTTGGGCCCCAAACATTATCTGCTGTGACACCTATCTTTTCCTGCAAAGACTTTAAACTCATTTAATTTACTCCTTATAAGAATAAAAACCAAATTTATCCAGACACTAAAGCGATATCAGCCATAATGCTCCAAGCAATATATAGGTAAAGCAAGTATTTGGTTGTACCTTTT